TTATTGTCTTCGGTAAAAAAGGTTACGTCGCCAAAATTACCAATAGGTGGATCGAACTGATCAAAAGTAAAATTATTGTAATAAATAAAAGAGTCGTAGAATGGGATGCACAAAGATAGGTTGTTATCATCCCACATTCTTTGTAGGTCCTCAAGAAAAACAAACCCTTCATTTTCGCAAAAAGCATATGAATATATTTTATATAACGCCCTAATTCCATCATCATTTTTGCCAAAGATCACTACTTTATGCTTTTCCTTGGCAGCCTTAGACTCTGAGACCTTAAGTCTTAAGCCAAAAATCAGATGAATATTATTTTCATCACACAACCTCTTGCACTGCAAAAAGCCGTGCATATTATCCTCTGTTAAAAAAATCTTATCTAGATTATTTTCTTTGGCTATTTGCAATACGCTATCAGCACCCCCCTCCTTCGATTCTGAGTTGAATGTTAATATGGATTTTCCAATACTGTAATGAGTCTTGAATAACGGTATCATGTTAATATTTTGTGCTGTTAAACCTCGGGCAGCCTTGGTATTTTTCCTTGTTAATAGTCCATTCAGCTTTTTTGATTTTTAATAATTCAAGGTAATCCTCCATGAATGCTGTTTTAATTAAATTGCCCTCTTGATCATACAAAGCGTAATAATCGAAAGGAAATTTATAAGCGCAATGCCACATAGGATCTCCGTTTTTTTTGGGCTGTCCTCTGTATCTGGCGAAGCCACAAACAATATGCCCAGCGAAACCATCTTCTTTTGTGACAGTCTGGTTTGCTGCGTAATTGCTTTTAGCCATTCTAGAATTAAACTTGCTTAAGTATAGTTGAATTTCTGTTAGGTCGCTTTCAAACTTATTTAATTTTGCTGCTGATATTTTTTGCATCTTAAGCAAGCCTTTAGAATCATCTCCTGATTTTAAATCAAACTTAAGAAAAACGAACTCACTTTTCCTATTCGTGTATTCTGGAAATAAATGCCTTACAGCAAGACAATACATATAATCCTGAAGGTTGTCGGATACCTCTTTACCTTTAAAAACATTTTTACTTGTTTTGAAATCTCTGATCAGTGCGTATTTTTTATCCTTATAAAGGAATAATTTATCAATAAAACCTTTAATTCTGTACTTTTTATTTTTTTTATCTATAGAGATGTCAAACTCATATTCCGAATAACATTTAGTTGGCTTGCCTAGGTCTTTGCCAAAAAAATCATATTCTAGCCCCGAAACAATCATGTCATTTATTAAAGTTAAATTTGCTTCATCATCAACATTTTTTATGGCCGCTTGAGTTAATATGTACCTCTTGATGGACGGTACGCAAAATGCATCTTGGCTTTTGATTATCTTAGAATAGTAAGAGAGTCTTTGTTTATTTTTTTTACCTAAAAACTCAAAAACATTATGGCAAATGTCACCTCTGGAAGAGCCATCGTTTTTCTTGTCTGGCAACATTAAATGGTACTTAACCCAATAAAGCCAGCTGCACGTTTTAGCAGTTTTTATTCTGCTAGCTGATAGTTTTACTTTACACATTAGAAATCTAACTCGTTAAAATAGTCCGCAAAGATTTTTATTTTTTTGTCTATGGCATTCTTAACCAAAAAATGAGACCTGTTACTTCTCTTCTTGATAAACTCATAGATATATCTTTTTTGTTTAGTGTTATCCACCTTCTTATTTAGCCATTGATCGAATTCGCCTTGGGTGTGCAGGTCAGATAAATCATTCTGAGATGGTAAATTAATTTCAATCTTATCCAAATCAAAAAAATCCATCAAAGAGATAAAGTGTTTTATAGCTGCAGCTTTACCTCTGTTGCTTTCTTCGCCCTTATCATTATTCAATGATATTATGATTTTTTTAGGGGCAAGAGAAAGTAATGTCATCATTTGAAATTTACTTAAATCAAGTCCGAATGTTACTATATGATTAGGGAATCCATTTTCTGACAAAGCTAAGCTATCGCCTATTGACTCCACTATGATAACCTCTCCTCTTTGTATAACCGAATTCTGAAAGTGATCGGAGATACACAGCGGATAAATCCAGTTTCTTTTGTTCCCTATATGTTTCCATTTAGGTATATCTGAATTTTTTTCCCACAACATGCTCCTACCACTGAACCCTATGATTTTAGAATTATTGCGGTACTTAAAGATAGGAAACACATATCTATTATTCATTTTACCTCCAGTGCTATAACCAGACCTGTATAATTCAAGAGTCTCTCTGGAAATAGATTTTTTAGTGTAAAATTTATAATGAGGCAAAAAATCCTTTAGTATTTCTACGTCATAAACTTTCTCCATTTCTATCTTAGGTTTAATTTGATCATTTTCAAAAATATCATAAGAACTTTTTTGCGAATAATCTACTATATATTTGGAAAGCGTATTTTTGTTGCGTGTGCCTAAGGCTTTGCTCATGAGGGCAACAAAAGGCATAGGCCTGCTGCTTTCAACGTAATCCCTCCACACCCCTGTATCTTTATAAATTTGGATGGCGGTATGATTATCGCCGTTTCTCCATATCGCATTGGTATTCCAGTAGCTACCTTTATCCCTTAATACAAACCCTGCATTTTCTAAAGATTCTTTTATTTCTTGAGTGTCCATCAGTCTAAAGAGGGAAAGTCGTCAGGAGGATTACCCCGGTCTAAATCATCCTGTAGTTGAGCATTTGTCTCAAGGAATCCTTTTAGATCTTTCTGGTCCCCCATACAATCAACATTAAAACCCTCCATATTTAAATGTACGCAATTATTGACTGTTCTAGCGTCCGGCATTAAAACTGGAGTAGTAGCTCTTTTGCTTAATTTTCCAAGATGCCTAGTTTTAAGCGGAATTAGTTTATGTGTGCCAAACCTCTGCTGTTCTTCAGAAAGCTCGTCTAAAGTTTTAGCCCTAAGAATAAACAAGTGTGAAGAATATTGAATTACCCTATCCGACAGACTAACTATACCCTCATCATCGTTTACATCTCTAGATTGCTTATTGGTCACAATACCTGACCGGTTACTTTGCACGCTAGTCAACATAGGTATCACAGGCTTGCCATCGCATAAAATCTCTCTTTGTATGGTTCTTTTAAAACTGTCAACCATTGAACCAACGCTTTGCCATTCACTTTTGCCAACCTCATCGGTAGGCTTTATATAGTCGAAAGAAAAAACCATTTTTTTTCCTCTCCCTACTTTTGAAAAATAAAACCGTTTCAGCAAAGCTACCATTTTATCTGTACTGTACCCCCCCACAGGATAATAATAAAATTTTAGATTTTTTATTTCTTTCCATACAGACCTGACCCGATTAACGACATCTTCACCAGCTAGCCTCCATTGCCCGGTTTCCAGAAGGTGGCTTGAAACCCCGGATAAGGCAGAGCATTGACGGATTATTAATTCGTCTTTACTCATTTCACCATTGTCAAAATGAAGCACTGGAACCTTATGGATTTTAGCTATCTTTGTGCAATAATCCATGCAAAATCTTGTTTTTCCTACTCCTGATCGAGCAACAATAACCGTAATATTGCCGGGCCTCAATAATGAGCCGTATAAATCATTTACTATTTCAAATGGTCCCATAAGCCCCATTTGATCTTTTGGGTTGTTACCTAGATCTTCAATATAATCTGGCATCTCTTCATATATATTAGAAAAGCCATTATCAGAAATATCATAAAGGTCTATTTTTCTGTTAAATGTTTGATCGGCAACTTCAATTATTTTCTCAAATGAACTCTCTGGATTGAGGCTCTTCATTTGCAAGGCTGTATTTTTTGCAGCCTCATAAAGCTCTCTACGGATAGATATTTTTTTAAGCTCTTTGGCGATGCTGACAATTTTACTGTCTGAAACTTTATTTAAAACTAAAGAATGAATATAGTCTGCTATTTCTATATCTTGAGGAAAAGAGATTCCTAGAGCTTTTATTCTTTCGCTCAATATCGTTTCATCTATATCTTGAGCGTTTTGACAAAAGCTTTTGATAGCATTAAATAAAACTTTTGTAATTCCGTTTTCATCACCCTCAAAATCATCTTTAGTTATAAAGTTCTCTATTTCACCGTAGCAAGACGGGTGCTGTATGAGTCCTGCTAATAATCTTTGTTCAAGTTCTAAATTTGTAAGCATATCAATCTTCTGAATCGGGGGCATTAACTTCGTGCTGAGAAAGAACATTTTCTAACCAAGTTTCAACTCCTTTAATTAAACCTAACTCGATGACTGGAGCCGAAGCCTTTGAGATAACATTAACCTCCCCTTCGTCGCTAATATAAGCCAAAATAAAGCCTCCGTTATTACCATTGTTTGTGTGTTCGAAAATCTGGTCAAGCAAGCTTTCTGGTAGCCCTGATGTGTGATCTGTATCTCCCATATGAATTATTACACTTTTAAATTATGACCTTAAAAAATCACAAAGGTTTTCTATATCTTGTTCGTCGTGGATTTCAATCAGCTCGATGTTATTAATCTCGCAAAAATTCAACTTATCCTGATCCCTTTTTAATTGCTTTATAAAGTTCAATTTACTTTTTCCATGGAAAAACTCTACATATTTAGTGTGCTGCAAACCCTGCACTTCAACAGCAACATTTAACGTTGCGTTATAAAAATCTAAGCTCAGCCTAGATCCTACTATTGGAAACTCTTCAAATACGATGTGCCTCCGCCAGTAAGAGTGGAGTATGTCTTTAATTCTTTTTTGGAACTTACTTCGACTATCCTTTTCCCATTTAATTCTATAGGCAGAGGCTTTTCTTAATTTTTTTGTAGAACCGTATAAGGTTTTAAATATCATTAGGTAAGACCAAGTCTCTAAAGAATTTGATTAAAAATTGTTTAACCTCCTCATTTGATTCGACGAAAGAATTGAATTTGCTTTCACCTTGGATAGATTCAGGTATATCCATCTTGTTTTCTTTAAATTCGTTACGTAAATCATCTGAAAAAGAGATCCATGCACCTTTTTTTTCGGCATAACCCCATAAATAAAGCATCTCTAATATCTCCAATTCATTCCATATGCTTTTGCCTCCAGTTCGCCCATAAATGATAGGGTAACGGATCGTGGAGTTAGTTTTTTCGTTGGGGCTTTTTTTGACTGTAATTTTTGCATAATGCCCTATATATGGATTTTTTTGGGGATCGTATTTTTCTAAAGATTTTCGAAGGATCATGTCCCCTTTGAATCTAGGTTCGAATTCGAAAATATAATTAGAAAAATGTAATAACGCATTCCCTCCGGTAGCTGAAGTTTGCCTAATTGGGGCTTTGGTATATGGATCTAACTTTATATCTGCACGCACTTGGCTAATGAAAACTGCCATATGACCTCGTTTAGCTAAAGCTATGCTGACTCTTTTCATAAATGTCGCAGCGATAACAGCGCCCCCTGCAACCTTCGAAGATTCTTCAAAGCTTTTTTCCGTATCATTTTTTGTTATTAAACCGTCAACACTATCTAATAGAAAAAAATACTTAATCCCTTCAGAGTTATCGTAAACAAGGTTGCGCATCGCTTCTACAACGGTCTCGTAGATATTGCATTCAAAAACGAAGCAATTCCCGCTTTCCCATTCCTCAGGTTTATTCGTAAATTTTATACCTGAACGATCTTTCATGTTTTTTGACAATCTCCCTTCCGCTTTAATATAAAAACCTCTAGAATTTGGTATTGTCTCAAGGAAATTTCGCATTACCTCTAGTGCCGCAGAAGTTTTACCCCCTTCATTCATACCGGTAAACCTATGTAAACCGGGGCCAATACCCCCTTGAAGCTCAAAATCTACAACTAAGCTTCCGAAAGATACCTTATAATCAATATCATCCTCAAAATTATAATGATTTTCATGATTTGTTTTCAAGAAACTCGAAAGCTTGTCGTTGACGCTAAGTGTGGATGGATTAACTGTTTTTGCCTTTGGTCTAGCCATTTAAAAAATCTCTAAGAGTTTGTGGTTTGGGTTTTTTAATTTTATCTTTGCCGTGTTTTCTTTTGGAAAGGGTAAGCTCTTGGTCTTCAGGGAAGACCATATGAAAATCTCTATACCTCTGCCTGAGTATTTCATCGAAAGGGTATGCATAAAGCTGAGCTAAGCTTGATAATTTATCTGAAAATTTAATTTGTTGCCAAAAAACTAAATTCGGGTATTTTTCAATAAGCCTTTTTAGCAATTTAGTCTCCTTACCCCAAAAGCCTCTTTTTTTATCCACAACAACAAGATTACCTATAATATCTGTGAGTCGTGGCTTTGACATACAAAGCAACGTAAAGAAGTTTCAAGCCATTGTCAATAAAAAAACCCCCAGTTACGGGGGTTACCTAGCTTTTGTGTTTTATCAACTGCTAAGTTACTCTTTTGGAGGGTTAGAAGACTGAAGGTCTGGGTTTTTTAGCTTACTGTTTTGGGCTTTTTGTTTGATTTCTTTGTCAATTTCATAACCCTCCTTATTGATAGGCCTAGTGTCCTCGAAAGGAGTTCCCACGTCTTTTTGTGGTACATACTTGTCTGGAAAAACAGCTATCTGCGTTGCGTCAAGCTCTTTAGTCTCCTTTTCTCCTTGTTGTCCTAATTTACCTTGCTTCTTCATTCTTTGAAGAATGGCTTTTTTGAGATTAGGGGGAAGCGCCTTCTGTTTCTCCGTGAGTCCACCATTGCCAGTTTCCAGCATTTGAGGTCTCATTTTCATGTATTGCATAGCGCACATAGCAGACGTATCGCTCTTGCTCATTCCGGCAGTATTGATGAACATTTTATCATCTGTAGCGCAAGAGCTCATAAAAACATCTTTGACCTCGGCTTCATCTTTGCCGTATTCAGCGAAACAGATTTCTAATTTTTCTTTATTATTTTTCATTTTAAAGTTTAATTTTAAATTGTTAATGCTTAGATTAATTGCACCCACATCCTTTTCCGCAGCCACAACCATCTGACTCCTCATCTTCTGTCGCAGATGCTAAAGAAGGGTTGATTAAAAGTAATTTTTTTTGGCTCCACAGTTCCTTGCCGTCCCATTCTGCTGAAGAACTTTTCACGTAATCAGTAACAGATTTACCCTTCTCCCACATTCTGCAGCTCCAATAGCGAGCTTTCCATTTGGGGCCCGGTTTACTATCGCACTGATGTCGAGCCCTGAAACTTTTCCGCCTAGCCGGATCATCCCTCTTTATCTCCATATTGGGGTCTCCAAAGCGAACCAAAACAATGTTATTTTTTTCATTTTTAACGTAGACACCAAATTTTTTAGGCCCCTTCGGCGTTCTAAAAGGTTTGTTTAAGGTCTTTTTTTCTTTGTCTGCCGCAATTAAAGCGTTTAAATTTACATTAATATTCATTTTAAAATTTATCTAAGAATTGCTGAGCATTATAAAGGTCTACTTCAGTAAACAATGAAGCCTGCTGTTCAAAATTCACCATAGGGTCTCCAATTTTATCAATATCCTTGTAGAAATCGACACTGCTTTTTGCTACGTCTTGATCCGCTTTCCTGTACGCATCTTTGACTTTTCCTCCTCGAACCATCTTAAGGAACATATTAACTCTAGCCATAGCCCATTGATCTCTTGATTTCCCCGGCCTGTGGCTGGAAGAAAATGCTCCAGCGCCTCTACGGTATATTTTCTTCAGCTGAGTAAGTGATACTTTTTTAGAATATTTTTTATTGTGCTCCGAAACCTTATTCTTCAAGGCTTTAGTAACCTTTTCAGAGAAGACTATCTCAGCTTTAGAATTATCGACTAAAGTTTTTTCGTCTTTTTTATTTAGTTTTTTTGCAGCCTGATCTTTTGCGTCAGGCTTTGTCCCTGCTGATCCCGGGGGGTTCACTTTAGAGCCCTTCTTCTTTTCGCTAGGTTTAGCTGGTGTTTGCGCAGAGCTTTTTGGTCCTGATCTAGTGGATTTTATGAGAACTGAATCTTTCATCTTTCATAAAAATATACACTAAAAAAAATACAACAAGAAGGTATATTCAATTATAGCTTAATTTATCAGCAAATCAATGTGACCTCATCCTGCTCTAAGGGGAGATCTTCAGAATCTACTTGAAGAAGAGTATCGATTTCTGATTTTAAATCATTATTCATGCGATACATAGCGAATAATTCTACGTCATAAGGATCGCTCATTATTTCGAAATTGCAATTTTTAATCTTTTCTGCGTAATACACAACTGAATCAATATTACCTAATTTTTTATGAATGTTATAAAGCCTGTATAGGGGTTCTGGCCTGCCGTCTCTAGCTGAGTGAGCCTTTTCATAAGCTTCAAGAGCTTTCTCTGGTTCGTTAAGTCTTTCGTGAATTAGCCCTAAGTTTCTCAGTGAGACCCACAGCTCATCAGCATTGGGATCAAGTATGTTTATGAATTGCTCATGGTAGTAAACCCCCTTTTTTAAGAACATCTCTAGGCCAGATTTACCGTATGGAAAAAGTTTGTATGCCCAGTCTGAATTTATATCCATCCCGGTATATATGAAAGATCGACATAAATAATACAGGTGATACATTTCATCTTTTTCGGTGGCTCCATCCCTAAAACGCTCATGAGTTTGTATCTCCAGCTTTAAGACATCTTTTATGAATTTGATAGGGTCAGAATAAGAGCTTCCCTGACCAGTAGAGATGTGTCTAAAAGCATAAGGCAAAACTGGTTGACTAGGGCACCTACCATCTTTCAAGTGAATAGTTTCATGTGCTGAATCATTTTTCCAATACCAATCTAACTTAGAATTCCATAGCCACATTCTAGGAATGATTCCTCCTCCAGATTTGTAAATCACTTGATACGCATCCTCATCTTGTATAGATAACCAATCAAAATCACTGTCTACATGCAAAGCTTCATCCGCATCAATACGCAAAATATAATCGCAAAAATGATCTGTTTTACATAGTTTTTCCCAAGCGTACTGCCTGTTTATGCCGGGGTTAACCCAACCATCTTCGTTTTCATATAATTTACCATCGATACCATGCTGCTCAAAAAAATCTTTAATGATTTGCTGAGTTCCATCTGTCGAACCATTATCAACAATCACCCAATAATCAATGTAATCCACTGCGGACTGCAGCATTTCGCTTATGATGTGGGCCTCGTTTTGAACATGTGTCCAGAGGCACAATCTTACGTGGTTTTGTTTTTTAGCCATTAAAAGCCCTCTCTAATTTCATCATTGTTTGAGCTATCGCCGTATCTAAATCTATGTATTTATACGTGGCCAAACGCCCCGTGAAAATAACATTATTTTGCTTCTTCGCTAAAGAATTATACTTCTTGAACAAAAAGGGATTATTCCCGTAATTCTCAGGGTAAAATGGCTCGTTTGAACTATTGTGCTCACAAGAGTATTCTCTATGCGTGATTGTGTTTTTGGAATTTTGATTGTAGAAAAATGAATGATCTATCTCTCTTAACCACTTCTTATTTTGATTGCACTCGTTGACTTGAAAATATTTTTGCTTTGGTTTATTCATCCACTCAAAAACTAAAGATCTGTACCCTAATTCCCCGTAACAATAATTAAAATACTGATCTATCTTACCTGTATAGACAAAAATGTCTGCATTTTGCTTTCTCCAATCATTGTCTTCGCACCCGATGTGAACCTTTATCCCTTCAAGCATGCTTGAAAACATTTCAACATAACCATTAACAGGCACCCCATGGTATTTATCCTTATGGTAACAAGGGTTCACTCCATCCCTTAATTTAGGTATTCTGGAAGTAATTTCTGCAGGTAAATCTTCCCATTTTTTACCCCACATTTTTTCGCTATAATCCCTAAAAATCAGATCAACAATATTATCCGTAGTTTGTGGACCTATGATACTTTTAGCTCTGTCGTCAAAAGGTATCGGTATTAACCCTTTTTTTGTATCTGCATATACGATAGGGCAAAAGGTATTAAAATTTGAAAACTGGGTGACAAAATTCCATATTTTGTCTATATTTGTATGAAATACATGAGCGCCATACTTATGGGTAACGATACCACTTTGAGTTTCATCGTAGCAATTGCCCGCTATATGAGGCCTAGTCTCAAACACCTCAACGTTAACCCCCTTCTGCTTCAATAGAAAAGCGGCAGTAGCCCCTGAAATCCCGCACCCAACAACGATAGCCTTCATTAATATACGATATTATTACTTAAGTAATTGTAATAGGATAAATATTTTTTTATAAAATTAAATTTGTATTTTTTTTCACGCATTGTTTGTATCAATACCCCATCCGCTTGATAAGAATTCTTTTTAAAATGTAAATCATCTAAGCAAGAATGTTTAAAAAACACTTGTGCTAAATCTACCTGTTTGATTTTCATTTTCGCCTCTGAAGCTTCCATATTTTCGTAGCGCCCGAATTGTACTCTTCTAGGATGGCCAGTTTTTAAGCATTGAGAAACCGCCACTATATCGTAGCTGTCAGTAAATTCATGAAAATGATTTTTTATCTCTGGGTGCATGATATTATCATCATCTAAAAAATGTATCCAGAATTTTTTCTTGCAATGTTTTTTTACCCATTTAATACCAGCGTTTCTTTGTAAGTTTCCGTAGTATGAATTCGGGTGATCAATAATATGGGTATTTCTTAAATCAAATTTGGGCAAATGACCATTGCATTTTGATGAATCGCCAACGATCAACCACAAGAAGTTGTCGTCAAAAGTGGAGGCAATCGACTCGTAAAGTATTTTTAAGTTTTTTGGCCTACTGCAAGGAGTTATGACGTACGCAAAGTCCATTTTAAGCTTCGCAAGAAGAACATGTTAACATAGTTCGAGCTAACTCTTGAGCTGGGTTAGCGCTCCTTTGGTAATAAAATCCTTTGATTCCTAGCTTCCACCCTTCAATCAGTAATTCGCTAACCTCTTTAGGGTTAGCTTCAAGTGGGACCATTATATTGAGAGACTGGCCCTGATCTATATGTTTTTGACGGCTAGACGCTTGAATCACGATTTCTTTTTGAGGTATTTCGCCGAAAGTTTTAAATACGCTCTTCTCTTTTTCGCTCAAAAAAGATAAATGCTGAACAGAGCCACCTTTCACAAGTATAGACCTCCAGACTTCACTTATGTCTTTTTTCTTAGAGGCTAAAAGGTCTTTGAGGTAGGGATTTTTGTAAGTAAATTTACCTTTAGCTAAATCTTTCACAAAATAATTTGAATTCAATGGCTCTATTGAAGGGGAGACTTGCCCTAAAATAAAAGAGCTTGACGTGGTTGGGGCCACTGCCATTGTATGAGTATTCCCCCTGCCGTACCCCTTGAGAATTGGCGCTTCACCGCATAAATCCGCCAACTGCTCTGATGCTTTGTCACATTTTTCTCTTAAAGTTTGAAATATTTTACTATTCCACATTTTAGCTTCAAACGATTCAAATGGTATACCTTTTGATTGAAGTAAAGAGTGCCATCCTAAAACACCCAATCCTAGAGCCCTATGATTTTTAGCGAAATTATGAGGATGCTTCATAAAAGGCGTGTTTTTAGTTTTTTTAACAAACTCTTCATTCACTGCATCCAGAAAATATATAAGAGTTTCTGCCGCATCAGTTTCAGCTATAGAGTCCCAATGGACTAAATTTAAAGAAGATAATACACAAACAAAAGAATTATTATTGTCAGAAGCTAAAGCTATCTCATTGCACAAATTTTGAGATTTAACTTTTAAACCTTTATCCTTGTAAACTTTAGGGTTGCTATTGTTTATATTATCTATGAAGCTGATGTAAGGGTATCCTGTTTCAAAGCGTTTACGTATGATTTTACCCCAAATAGCCCTTTTTTTAGAATCACCGTCTAACATTAGCTTCATCCAATGGTTCGTTATCGTTACAGCTATGCTCAAGTTCTGTATGGGATGGCCGCTAGCTCTAATCTTTAAAAACTCTTCTATATCAGGGTGCTCAACGGGAAGATAAGCTGCGAAACTGCCTCGCCTTGCACTTCCTTGACTAACCACTTCCGATATTTTGTCAAAAATTTCTAAAAAATGAACAGGTCCGCTAGATTCTCCCCCAACACTTATATCAGCGCCTCTGTGCCTTAATTCTCCAAAATAACCAGATGTACCTCCTCCCATTTTACTCATCATGCCTACTTCTGCAGCCTTATATAAAATAGACTCCATGGTGTCGTCTACATGAGAATTAAAGCATGAAACAGGCAAACCTCTATGATTACCGAAATTTGTCCAAACAGGAGTGGCTAAAGAGTAGAAACCCTTGCTCATGTAATCATAAAATTTATCAGAAAAACCTTTTATTTTTAAAATTTTCTCCGCATTGTCAGATATCTCCTTAACTCGTTCTTCTGCGGTTTGACCATCTTTCAAATACCCCCTCTTGAGGAAAGTTCTGGAATCCTCATTTAACCAATAGAATTTGTCCATATTTTTAGAATAAGTCTGCTTCACTAAAGCTTTTATTTGATTTTGCATACTCCGTAGGGCGAGAGGCGAAAAAATCTGTCATCATGTTACCTAAAACTTCTTCATCAAACCATGTTGTTCGCAAAATTACTTTTTCGTCAATATCGAAAATTTTCTTAAACCCTATCTGATCCAGTGATTCATTAATCCTATTTTTTACAAATTCTTTAAGAATATCAGCAGAAAGTAAATCTCTTTGTATACCATTGACAATCCAGTCTATAATTTTTTCTTCGGCCTTAAAAGCCTCCTTAGCTTCATGTAAAATTTTAAGCTCTAATTCTTCATCAAATAATTCAGGATGCTCTTCTTTGATGGAGTTTAGCAGTTTGATGCCGATTTTAGCGTGTATATCTTCTTCTCTAGCAGTATACTTGGTCTGCTGATTTGTGTCTTTTAGTAGGTTTTTCTTCCCAAACCAATTGATAACATAAAATTGACTAAAAAGAGAGGTATTCTCAACAAATAAAGTGAATAGTATTAATGCATAAACAAATTGTTTTTTTGAGTCCTTGTAGAATCTATGTGTATATTTTCTTAAATAATTAACTCGACCCTCGATAAAATCGAGCTTCATGTTCTCTTCAAACACCTCTTCTAGATCAAGAAGTTTTAATAATCTTTCGTAAGCTTCATTGTGAATTACTTCAATATTGGCCATTACATAGCCTAAATCACGGATGGATGGGTGAGGTAAGTTATCCCCAATTTTAGCCCAAAAAGTTTTAACAGCAACCTCAATTTGGCCAATCGCAGACAGAGTCCTAATGATAATCTGTTGCTCTTGGTCTGTAAGTTTAACATGAAAGTCTTGAATATCTGAAGAGAATGAAAATTCTTTGTCTGTCCAATGACCGTCCCACATAGAACGTCTGAATTCTTCTGTCCAAGGGTAATGATCCGGCTTGCGTGAAATTTGTTCTTCGAAAATCATAGTTTTAGATAAGGTATTTTACACTCCATAAAAGCCTAGAGAAGGAAACCTTCCAAGTTATTAAAAAACCTTATCAGAAAGATAAGGTTTGATCTCTAGACGGGTCTATATATTACACTTAACCAGCCTCAGATTCAAGTAAAAAAATGTCATTATTAACCATTTTTTTTACAAGATCCTTAAAAGAGTTTTTTGGCCTCCACCCTAACTCTTTTGAAATTTTGTCATGAGAACCTAATAGCAACTCAACTTCGGCTGGCCTATAAAAATCTTTATTGATGGTTACCAGTTTTGTTTTGATAACCGCCGTTATATAGCTGATATCATCCATGAAATACAGTACCTCATCTGTGCCTTTACCTTCCCAGCGCACACAGTCACTATCCATATTGATACATTTAAAAGATTCCTCTATAAACTCTCTAATAGTATGAGTTTCCCCAGAGGATATAACGTAATCACGAATGCTACTATTATCTTTCCAATCTTGACGATATTTATCTTGGTTTAGCATCCTCCAGATTCCATCGACAAAATCTTCTGCATCGCTCCAATCTCTTTTTGCTTCAAGATTGCCTAAAGTAATAGGTTGAACAATTTGTGATTTATTTAAGCTTTGGTGTATTTTTGCTACACCTTTAGAGATCTTACGAGTCACAAACTCTACTCCACGACGAGTTCCTTCGTGATTAAATAGCCAACCTTGCACAGCATAAATTCCATAGCTATCCCTGTAAACCTTTACGAGGTGCCTTGCTCCAGCTTTAGCTGCTCCGTATGGCGACCTTGGTCTTAATGGGTGACTTTCATCTTGGGGGGAATACTGAACATCCCCAAATTCCTCACTAGTGCCAGCATTGTAAAATCTGGTTTCAGGACTATACTTACGTATAGCCTCTAAAATATGGAGAACCCCCGTTGCATTAGTATTCCAAGTGGATACTGGTATATCCCAGCTAGCTGCGACAAAGCTTTGTGCAGCAAGATTGATAAAATATTTAGGCTTATATTTTTGAATTACGTTTTGTATTGATTCGTTGTCGTTCAAATCAAAATAAACTTTCTCAAACCTGTCTGAATCTATATGCTTTAAGTTATCATGATTTGATACCGATAACCTTCTAACCGTACCCACTATATTGTAATCGGTATTTTTCAATAGGTAATCCACCATGTGACTGCCGTCTTGCCCTGTAACCCCAGTAACTATAATGATATTTTTCATAACTGTTGATTTGTAAACCAATTATACGTTTTCCTTAGCCCTTCATCAAAAGAAGTTCTAGCTCTAAAACAAAATTTAGATTCTGCTTTAGATGTGTCTAGGCATCTGCGAGGTTGACCGTTAGGCTTTGAGGAATCGTAAATAATTTCCCCTCTGAATCCTACAACGTTTTTTATTTTTTCTACTAAATCTTTTATTGTTATTTCCTGACCTGTTCCTATATTTACTGGCTCAGGAGAGTTATAAAGTTTTAATGAAAGCTCAATAGCTTCAGCGCAATCCCCTGCATAGAGAAACTCTCTGGATGCTGAACCATCGCCCCAAACAGTAACACTAGAAGCTCCTGATGCCTTTGCTTCATGCATCTTACGAATTAGTGCTGGAATGACATGAGAGTTTTCTAAATCAAAATGATCATACTCTCCGTACATGTTAACAGGGATAAGGTGGACAAAATTATCACCGTACTGTTTGTTGTAGTATTGGCAACCCATCATTAAAGCTCTTTTTGCGATGCCATACGGAGCATTCGTTTCTTCAGGGTAACCATTCCAAATGTTTTCTTCTTTGAATGGCACCTCTGTGAATTTAGGGTATGAACAAACAGAGCCTAAAGTTATCATTTTTTTGATTACGTCAAATTCGCTAGCAAGCTTAAGGATATTGGTTGACATCTGAAGGTTTTTTTCAAAAAAAACCGCTGGGTTGTTTCTGTTAGCACCAATACCCCCACATCGGGCAGCTAGGTGGATGATAGTGTCAAAATCATGATTATAAAAATATTCTTGTAACGCATCATAATCTGACACATCTAACTGTTTAGAAGTCGGTGTTAACAGTTCGTGATTGCGTTCTAACCTTGGTGTTAAATGTCGGCCTAAGAAACCTGACGCCCCTGTTATTAAAATTTTCATGCTATAACGTTTTTTTCTTTATCGATAATTTTTAATATGCTTAAAGCCCTAGCCTCTGTAGTTGCATTAGCTAGCAACCACTCTCTTTGGTTTAGAAGTAGGCTTGTATATTCTTTAGTTGGCTTCCCGTTTTTCAAAAGTCTATTTATGATAGATTCCAATTCGGATTCAGTAGAATAAGAAAGGCACGGTAAGTTTACAGGTGAGCATAATTCAGGTTTTTTATGGTAATCCCTAAACAACAAGAGTGTGCCTGCAGCCAATATTTCATAGTGCCTCATACAATCCCATCCCCCTTTTATGCTAGTCAACCCAAACCAAGATTTGCGTAAATCATCATAATAATCATTTTCATCAAAAAATTTATAATGCTTACTTGAGCCCCACATGTCGGAAGGGGGTTGAAAAACAGAGTGATAGGGAGCCGTAGATTGAATCAATTGACTTTTGCTTGGTAAATCTATTGGTATAATCCTTTCGTAAGGGATGCCAAATCCAGTAGGCCAAACCTTATCTTCTTGATGTATGAACTCTCGTTTAAAGCAATTTTTAAACTGGTTACCTATAATAATCTCACCGTTAAAATGAAATTTTATTGGCGCATCCCCGTACAAATCATTACCGTCAAGGAAAAATATATTTTCAGGTTTAACTAAAGAATCTATTTCGGGATACCTTTTTAAATTAGCATGATTAGACCCATATAATATTGCATCTATACCATCTAAAGATCTATCGCATTCAGAGATATCTGATATAGGATTATTGTAAAGAGAAAAGCCCCTCCCATGAAGGTCTGTTTTTTTAACTTCAGACCAATCTCCGTACATGATTTTTTTTCTAGGAAAATCAATACAATTATTACCTAAAACTTTTCTTAATCCATTAAGAATACAAACCTCTAAGTAATCACCTTGGGCGCTGCCTTTTTTATCGCATGTTATAAAAGCGAGCTTCATGGTTTTGTTATGTTAATTTTTATGAAATCTTTATCCGGGTTATCGCTTAAAACCATAATATATCCATATCCTCCAGCACCCATTACTTTAGCTCCATAATGTCGAGATTTAATATCTTGGATTATAGGTTTGATATAATCGCTTTCATATCCCGGTATCATAGTTTTTTGAGCTGTGTGCGTTCGGTTTATTATATCTCCTAACGTAGCGATATCTTTTTCGTATAATGCTTGCCATGCTTCATCTCCAAGCTTAGATATAGCTGAAACGTTTTCGTAATTAATTTTCTCTCTACCATCGTAAACATGATATCCAACAGGTCGAGGTTTAGTTTGCTTTAAATAAACAAACTCATTAATAAAATCTACCATTTCTTCTGTGCCGTTTTCTATTTTATAGGGGAAATAATCTCCATTAAAATACAACCTATTTATTCCCGGTAAACAAATACCTAATTGATCAACCACTCCAGAAACATATTCTCTATCAGGTGGATTTTCTATAGCGAAAATTATTTTTGCTAACTCTATTCTATCAAGATGCTTTGGTAGCGATGGACCGAAGACTCTTTTAATAACTTCTATAGTTGAAGAAGATAATCCAGATCTAAAATCGGCGTCAATAGGCTCAATATTAGCTAATATAACACTTCCCTCGCACAAGGAATTAATGTTTTTTTGATCATAAAAACTTACAAGATCAATTCTTTGAGGTATAAGATTAATACTTTTTTTAATATTGGAACTAGATAATTGCCTAGTATTTATTTCTGGTTGCCTTTTTAAAACAATGTATTCAACACCATGCTTTTCGCACACATCTCGTTTTTCAGGCATATCTCCGTCTTCGTTGATAATAAAAAAGTCTTTGCCTGACAGGAAATTTTCAAAATTAGTTAACGCTGGATCTAATGGAGTATAGACCTTAGATACATGTTTTATTCTAGAAACAATATAAGCTCTTTCTGATTGGGAGTATATAGGTCTTTTGTGCTTATTGACAATAGAACTCTCATCTGATCCCACTAAAACACTAAGCTCTCCGTAGGATGCAGCTTGCTCTAAAAATTTAGCGTGGCCGGAATGGAATAAGTCAAAGTATCCGGCAACCAACACTTGCTTACTTTCTTGCATACTTATTAGAATACTTTTTTCTTAGTAAAGTTAACCCATTGTTCCAAGGTAATGTTGAAAACTCCCAAAACTGAGGATTAAGCTCTGCTACAGCTCTATATGGCCCACCTTCGGCCCATTGCCCAGAATTAAGCGTTAAATCTGTATGATAAAAAGGACACGTTTCACCATACATTAAATCATGCAATAATATTACTGTTCTTGGAGAGCATATGCGATCTATGATCTCTAGTTCTTTTTTTACTTGTTGATAACTATGCCAATCATCAATATAAATAAAATCAGGAGTTGGTTTTTTGTCCTTCTCCCAGTTTTCTAAAAATTTGATACTATCAGATATACAGTAATTCCATTTTTTGTAGTTAATGTTTATATCTCTCCTATCAATATCCACTGAATAAACTTCAGCATTATTTATTTTAGCAGCTTCAACAATAGGCTTAGTCGTGTCACCATTTCTAACCCCAAGTTCAATGAAAGTAGAACCTTTACTAGCTAAAGCTATGCTAAAAATAACAATACCGTGGCGATCTGAATCGCCATTGCCGTGAATGCAGGATTTAATTAACTCTTTCATTATTGACTACTATATTTTAATTTTCTTTTAGGGTAAAAACTCCTAAACTGATGAACAATAGGATGTTTTGATTGTAACCATGCAGGATTTCTTGTGCATTCTGTGATATCAGGATTGTATTGTTCTAGCTCTCCCCCTAGCGCAAAAATAATTGGAATAATTATATCATGAGAATAAATAGCATAAAAAACATCACACAATTCATCCAATATGTTATTATGGGATTGAAATATTCTTAAGCATTGAAGAAATTTTTCAACCTTAAATATTGCTGGAACAGCCCCAAAAGCTGATATAGGTCTGCCTCCATATTTAATTATAACATCATTAACTTCTTTGAAAAAATAATTATTTACTCTGGAACCTAATAAATTATGATTGCCATGTATTTTTATCTCACCCCTTATTAAAGTGTCAGGACAATGCATTAAGACGTAATCGGTATTCAAAAAAGAAAAGGCTTTTTTTAATCTGGATAAAAGTTGTATCACAGCTTTTTTGTTGCCTAACCTGTTTTGTTCTAACACATGATCTCCGGGTTTAAACTTAAATAGTCCACTCTGAGTATCTTCAACATTTTCAGCATGAATATTATCGAAGTATTTATGCAAAAAACCATAATCAAGGTTAGACTCGGTATTTAAATAGATAGGTGAATCAGGGTGGTGATTCCTAAGCGATCTATAAGCGAAATGCACAGCTTCAATTTCATCAAAGCATAAAGTAAACACTCCTATACTAGCCTTCATATGCTTGAAAATTTAAAATATTTTTAACCTTTGATTTCATATGTTATTTTATTATTTAGGTTTAATTATATATACACATGTTGAAAGTAATCTTTGTTCCATGGTTGACCTCCAGCGAAATGCCTAATTATAGTGTTTTCTTTTTCGCTTTTTACTATATTGTATTTTTGTAGAAATTTACTAACATCATCTTCAGCTTCTTCTTCCAGTAAAGTCGTGTTCCATTCAGGCCCTCTAATTTCCACATGGTCTGAAAGTTCTTTTAAAGAATATTCAGTATCAAAAGTTTTATTTTTATGGAATCCGTGATGCTCAAAATCAAAAAATGATACCCAACTATGAGAGGGGATGCCGCAAAGAGTATACCAACAAGCTTGTTCTCTGAAATTTTGCCAATGATCTTCATTTTTCAATTTTTGAAACAGCTCTTCACTCATGATATTATCCACAAGCTTAGAAGACCATTCATTTAAGGTTATTGTGTAATTCCCCATACAATGAGTGTTGCCATTATCAATCGCATACGAAAAACTCTTATGGGTTTGATAAGGTTGATCATCTTTAACGATAACCATATCTGCATCCAAATGAGTAAAAATATCACCTTCTTTGAGTGTGTTATTTTTAATCCACTCTTGAAGAATACTAAACTTCCACCATGTAGGGTTCCCTCTTACTAATTCTAGTTGCTGATCATTCTTAATACATACGTATTCAAAATTGTGCTTCAAGCAATATTTTTTATTTATTGGTTCTATATACTTATCGTATAAACCCTGCTTTTCATTTTGATACCTAGCTATTACTAAAAAATACTTTTTCATTTTTTGTATGCAGATATTAACCCATCCGTTTTCTCTGGGTAATATACGATTAAAAAATTATCTTGCTGAGAAAATTCAGAATCAACGCTCTTGGCAAATGCAGCCGCTTCTTTTTCTTGCCATAAAGGAAATTTCCTCCAGCAGTTTTCACGTAAAATAGTCCTATCTAGATTAATCAAAACAGTAAAGTTGTTTTTGTTTAATATCTCTAGTATTTCATAATGCTGCTCTACACAATGAGTGGCTATAAATAATGATTTAATCGAAGAGTCTAGAAGGGAAAAATCATCAAGTTGCTTTATTAACGGGTATTCTGAAGCTTGAATATCCATGTGTAAGACATCAATTACACCATTTGGAGATTGATTGTATATATCTTTTATGAAATCGATTTGAAACCCTCTTGGGTTAGGGTCGCTAACGAAACCATGATGAACGGGATCGATGGATTGATCCGAAGGGAAAATAGAGCCCCAGCAGTACTGGCGATTAATGCTATTTAAGTCAAAATTCATAAGTCCTACGCTTAAGCAACCTAAATCAGGCTCTAAAACAAAATTTTTACCTGAAGGGAAAATTTTTCTGAAAACAATCGAGGCTAGTGCCCAATGGCAGCCAAGCTCAATCATAAAAGGGTCTTTTTGGTTGTCTAAGTGGCTTAAAAGGTCGCAAAATTGCTCGTACTCTTTATGTATAGGCGCTCCACTCCCCGGGAAAGGTTCTACACAACTAACAGTGTCAGTGATCAGATTAATTTTATGATCAAGGCCTTTGTAAGAAAAAGTCCATTCAGATACAGGGGGTTTATTCATTATGAAATATTTTTTTTATTTATCAAATCTCTTGTTGTGTGAAATGCCATTATAGGAGAAGCGTATCTTTGATACCAATGCCTGCAATTATCAGACATTATTTGCCACTGCTCTTGATTACAATTTTTAATCTTTTCTTTTGCCTCTTTTGGATTGTTAGCATATAAGTAGTGAACGTTTTCTTTTAAGGGGAAAGCATAATTGTTAAAAGTCTTCCAAGTAAAAACAGGAACTACACCAAGAGCGATATATTCAATATCTCTTTGGCATTTTGGGCCGTATCCCTCCAAGCATAAGCCGAATTTGGCATTGCTAATTTTTTCAAGAAACTCATCGTTTGTGTATTTGTGCACTTTTTCTTTGAACAAGGCGTCATTAAAATCGTACTCTTCGACAGCTAAACCCCAATCATACCGAGTTCTGTTGACATATTGAACTGGGTTTTCAGCTGCCCCTATAAAAACAGAACTTACGCTTCTGTTATTATAAGATTTAGATTTACGCTGTTTAACAAAAGCTTCTAATTTCTTTGGGTGCCTAGCCCAGTATATCCAAGGGAAAGCATTAGGTTGGTCCAACGAATCATTGGCAAAAAATCCAATATCAAAATCTGGAACATCTTTGCATCTGTCATGTTCATGCAGTAAAACTCTTTTATCACAATCAAGCCAGCTATACTGATCTTCGGAAGATTCAACTTGGCAAAGTTTGTTTTCCTCCCAGATATCTAAGAGCTCTTGAAAAGAATCTTGCCATTTAACTTTAGATCTAAAAATTTTCATTGCTAAGTCTTTTTATCTCATGCATCGTAACATGATCTTCTTTTCTGTTTTTAGCTCTGGCGTCAAACAATTGAATCAAAACTTTCTTTATGCGTGTTTTGTCATAAGAATGACTATCATTCTTGAAAAAATGAAAATGAAAACTTTTGATACTCTTGTTTTCCCAGACGATATCTGGGCCAGATCTTAACTTGCTGACATTGCCTCCAAAAGCTTTAGGCATAAACTTCCACCATCCAAAATTATAATTGATAGGGAGATTTAGTGTGTTGAATGATCTAATGACAGCTTCTAAAGGTTTTTGTTCGTAATACAAATTTAATTCTTCATGATGATCATAAAGTTTTTTCCATACTTTAAGAAAAGATTTATTAAAGATCAAAGCAAACCCGCAATTAAAAAATCCAACTTCCGCTTCATTTGCGAAACCGTCTGAGTAATGAGGCGTTAAGGCTGCATCATAAAATTTACCGCCCTGCAAAACTTCATCATCTATTTTGTTAACAAAAATGTGGTCTACATCGCACCATAAAATAGGGTTATCGGGCGAAATATCTTGAGATAAAGCAATATCAAATTTCTTGGATATAACCTTTTTAAAAGATTGCTTTTTACACGAATCCGAGGACACATGATCACCGTCTTCTATTTCTTCGTAAAAATGAGAGCGCACATTTTTAAAATTACCATTGATATAATCATGGCAGTATCTATCGGTTCCTACAACTATAGAAGAATCGGGATGGTAAAGCTCAAAGGTTTTCTTCATTAAAAGAAAATCCTTCAGGCAACTTTTTGTCGCCACTGTTGTTAGTATCATTTCTGTATAAATCCCTCACTTTATTAACTTCTAAGATTAACTCTTGAAGTTTTTCTTTGTTGGTTGAAATCCCATTTGGGTTTTCGTAATACAACCCCACGGTTTCATTTACAAATTGCATTTTAGCCCCGCCTTCACATGCTTTAAGCCACATGTCAGTATCAGAAGCTGTCATATATTGTTCATTAAAATATCCAAACTTATCGTGTAAGTCTCTCCTCCATATAGGCATGCAGTGCGGAGAGTTATTTTTAATCAAGTTGTCAAATGAATGCTCCAAGCAAGGGTAAAAAGTTTCACTCTCACACGAACTCCATTGGTCGTTCGCTTTTTGAGTAACTAAAGTTTTTCCGTAAACTAAATCTAGACGATTTGCTGAAATATTATCCAGTAAAACCTCTAATGACCAAGGTGTTTTTCTGTCATCGACATTCCAATTCCCTATAAACTCTTCTTTTGCCCACCTAACGCAAATATTCCATGCAGCGTAAACACCGTTATCCTTATCTAGTCTTTTGTAAATGATATTAGAGTGCTTAGATGTGTAATCTTTAATTATCTCATATTCGTTTTCAGGAGAAGCGCAATCTAAAATGTAAAAGTTAACTTTGCTGAAAATAGTCTGCTCTAAGATATTCTCAAGGTAATTCCTTATAAACTTTTCACCTTTAAAAAGCGGGCAAAAAATACCCAGAGTATTATCTTGACTTTCAGACATAAATATCTATTATACTGGTAATGTTTAGAGAACTTTCAAGCAAAAAAAAGTTTTTTTTAGTTTCCTGTAGCGATTGGGAAACTATCGTTTTATCTGAAAACCAAAAACTAGCCGCCACGGAAGGTATGAGGCTAGGCTACCAGAGGAAAGGTCAATCTATGAATTTGTCTTCAGTTGTTGTCGTCAGTGATGTATCTGAATTAGAAAAATCAGACTCATACAACCCGGAGCTATTTGACGCCTCTGAAGTATTGCAGAGTATCGGTCAGCATAAGATTGCAGACCAGCTGTCAATGATTCTCAAAAAAAACCATTTTTGAAGTTGACAGCTATTTATTAAAGACATATAATACCTATTAGACATAGGTAATCAATGGAAAGACATAGGTTACCTTAAGGTAATATAGACCTTAAGACATAGAATACCATTAGACCCTAGATACCTAAAGTACCTAGATAACCGTAGATCCTAGATAGAATGATTGTACAAATAAATACTGACATAGAAAATCCGAAAATTAAACGACCATCTCATCAGGGCGATGCAGGATATGACCTACTTGCAGAATCGGACCCTAGAGTTGTAGGCACTCCTAAAGGGAAAAGCAAATGCACATTCGAAGAGGTTTTTTACATCGAGTATGATACCGGGGTGAAAATTGCACCAGATGACCAAATGTATTCATACATTTTCCCGAGAAGTTCTATATCGAAATATAATTTGTCTCTAGCTAATTCCGTAGGGGTTGTCGACACCGGTTACAGAGATTCCATAAAACTAAGGTTTAAATATATAGCCCAGCCTTGTGATCTTATCGTGGAAGAAGAAAAATTTTATCTTAAAATAAATAAAAGCAAAATATATTCAAAGGGCGATAAAATTGGGCAGTTGATATGGGTTTTACATCATCACCCTCATATAGAATTCAATTCTAACTTACCAATATCAGACAGGATGATGGGCGGATTCGGGAGCACTGGGGTATGACCTCAACAGACATTAAGGTTCTGGGGATCTGTGGCTTCGCCAGAAGCGGTAAAGACAGTTTTGCTGATTTCTTATGCAAACTTTTCCCAGATAAATTTAAAAAATCGAGTTTGGCTTACGAGCTAAAAAAAGATTTGAACCCTTTTCTCCTGAGTAGACTAGGCATCTCCGCTTTTACGGAAGACCCTAAAGAAAAGGAAATAATACGACCGTTGCTTATTACTTGGGGGACAGACGTTATAAGAGATAAATTCAGCAAGAATCACTGGATTGATAAAATAAAGAAAAAAATACTTGAAAATTCTAAATCTAACTTTATTACTATAATACCTGACGTTCGCTTCGTAAACGAAATAGAGTGGGTTAAAATGAATGGGGAATCAATTTACATTGAGCGTGATGATTGTTTTCCTGTTGGCTTAATTGAGAATGAAACCGCTAAGCTTAAAAGGATGGCGGATCACATATTTAAGTGGCCCAAAATGAAAAGTTTTGAACACTCAGGTTTAAGTATGGTTGAAAATTTCTCTCATAAGAATTTATCATGGTTAGATCACAAAGCGATATAGAATTAGTAGAAGACTTAAAGGAACAACACTCTCAAGATGCGCTATCGGAACTGGTTAATAGGCACAGTGGCATATTCTACGATATAGTAAATCACTACTTTCCCGTCAACAATAAAATGGCAGGTAGAGAAGAGATATTAGATGATATGGAATTTCTTTTCTATAAGTCATCTATTCGTTATGACGAAACAAAAGGAGCTAAATTTAGCACTTTTCTAGGCAATGAAACCAAATGGTATTGCCTAAATTACTACAATAAAAATAAAAAATACCATAACCCTTCCGACGAACAAGCTAAACGTTTAGAAGATGGGTCCGCCTACCCAATTAAAAATTTCATAATCAACCCTAAGACCGTAGACAAAGTTTTCAAAATTATAAAAACCCACCCTGACGAGCGTGTTTACAGGATATTTCAAATGAGATATCTCGACCCAGAATACAATAAATTAACCCCTTGGAGAAAGGTAGGTAAAAATTTAAACTTATCCATACAGGGGTGTATCAATATACATAACCAAGCTTTAGATTATATACGAAAAAACTTGAAATCTCAAGACAACCCAAAAGAATTAGAAAATGAAATTAATTTTCAATACTCCTATTAATGATTTATCTTTTGGTAATGTTGGTTTAAATATCCTCAGAGAATTTTATAAGCAACAAGATAAAGTAGTGGTATTTCCAATAGGGGAACCTAATTTTTCAGCATATGATAAGGTAGATCAAGATTTTGCAAAATGGATTAATGACTCCATCAAGTATCGTTTTCATAACCTGAATAAAGATTACCCTACCCTTACCCTGTGGCATCTAAACGGTTCTGAAAAATTTATAGGCAAGAATAATACCTTGTTCACTTTTCATGAACTAGACAATTTAACCTTTTCAGAAAAAAAAGTATCTCAACTTCAGGATAACGTACTCCTATCGAATCCCGAATCATTATCCATGTTTAAAGATCATGGGTTAGATAACGCCAAACAATTGAATATAGGTTTTGACCCCGATTTCCATGTCATCGACAAAGAGATAATTAAAGGTAAAGTACACTTTACTCTTTCAGGTAAATTCGAAAAAAGAAAACACACTAAAGAAATAATAAAATCTTGGCTCAAAAAATTTGGTAATGACAACAGGTATATGCTTTCGTGCTGCATCACGAACCCGTTTCTTAAAGAAGAGCAACAAAAGCAATTGCTGGCTTCGATATTAGACAATAAGTACTATAGCAATATTAATTTTATACCACGATTAAAGACCAACTCAGAGGTTAACCATTTTTTAAACTCTTCGCATATAGACCTTACAGGTTTAAGCGGAGGAGAAGGTTGGAATTTACCTGCGTTCAATGCCACATGCTTAGGTAAGTGGTCCATTGTTTGCAATCACTCAGGCCACAAAGCTTGGGCGACAAAAGACAACTCTATTTTAATCGAACCAGACGAAAAAGAAGATGTATATGATGGTTTGTTTTTCAGTAAAGGTTCAAATTGGAATCAAGGTAGGATCTATAAATTTAATGAAGATAAGGCTATTTCCGCTATGGAGAAAGCAATCAGCATGCATGGCAATATAAACGAAAACGGCCTAAAGACTGCTGAAAAATTCACATACGAAAAAACCGTTAAAAAAATAAAAGAAATAATTAAAAATGGCTAAAGTTAAACGTGGTAAAGTTATTCAAGTACAAAATAAAAACAAAAAGTTTGGCGCTAATTCTGATTATTACGCTATCTGGGTAGAAAATTCAAAAGGCTCAGAATACTGCCTGCTTTTTACGGAGTATGAACTGAATCGTGCGAAAGATAGGGCAAATAAAAACCCAGAAGATATACCTGCCAAAGGATTCTTTACAGATTTATTCGATTGATGTACGAATACAAATGTCAACTATTAAGGGTTGTAGACGGTGATACCGTAGACGTTCTTATTGATGTAGGCTTTTCGATATTCCTAAAGCAAAGGGTTAGGTTGCACGGGATTAACGCCCCAGAAAGCCGAACAAGAGATCTTCGGGAAAAAGAAAAGGGTATAGCCTCTAAAAATCGCTTAAAGCAAATAATCAAATCCTTTGGTAAACATTTTTTAATCAAAACTGAGCTGGATAAAAAAGGTAAATACGGTCGTATATTAGGGGTTTTATACAGCCTGAATAAATCACATAACGCTAATTCCATACTTGTGTCAGAAGGGCACGCTACAGAATATTTTGGCGAGGCAAGGTAGTCTCATATTGGCACAATGATGTGAGGGTAAACTAAGAATTCATTAAAAAAATATGGCATTTAATATGCATATACTAAAAATATGTCAAAATCATTTACATTATCTTTAGGCAAAGTCATGGAGGACTTTGATAATTTGCATTGGGTTTTTCCTCAAAAATACGAAAACCTTAATAGCGATGAAACAGGATACTCCACAACTATTAATTTACCCGGGTACAATAAAAGCAACCTTAAGGTGACCGTAGAAAATAAAAGGCTAATAATCAGGTCTAAAAAAGAAGGTGAAAAAGATGCTATTTTAGGGTCCTTATGTGTTTCCAGTAAAGTTGATACCAGTATTATTTCTTGCAAGATGAAAGATGGCATCTTCTCTGTTATGATGCCCTTCAAAAAGCAAGCTGACCCAAAAGAAATAAAAATAGAATGATATACCCTTTTCGCAATACTAAAACAGGAGAAATTCGTGAAATTGTAATGAAGATGAAAGATTATCATCATTACAAGGGGGAGCAGGGCGATGAAGATTTTTGGGAAAGAATTTATGACTCACCTCAAATCAGCATGGGGCTTACCAGTACTAAATCGGTAAACCCGTGGGATCAGAACTCATTTGTGAACCGCACATCGGAAATGAAGGGCACATATGGTGATATGGAAAATCACGCAAAAGAGCTAAGCGAAAAAAGAGCTGCCCAATCCGCTACAGGAGAAGATCCTATCAGAAGAGGTTACCTTGATGGATATGAGAAAAAGACAGGGAAAAAACATTTGGCCGATAGGCCTAAAGTCATTGAAAACAAAAACTTAAAAATAGAACTCTAAACGCTTACGTATGTCGTTCTGCTCACGCCCGAACCTAATTGGTTGGAGGCTACGCAATAATAGCTTCCTTGTGATCCAGCTAAAAAGGATGAGCCGCTACCAACCTCAGAGTCATCTGAGGCGTCATACCATTTGTATGTTATAGGGGACATCCCTGTCGCTGTAGTTGATAAAGTTCCTTGGGGACCGGAAGGTTGATCTAAAATCAAAGGCGGGGTTGATAGCCTCAAGCCCGTAGTGTTTGACATAGGAAATGAACATGCTATTTCATATGAAGCGTTGTCGCCTATAACCTCAGAAAAACTCTCGCTATCTATCTTCGCATTCTCAACCGTCAACTGCAAACCTGTTGCACCGCTACAATCTAAGAAATCAAATACAAAATCAAATTCTAACTCTCCAGAATTTATTATAGTGTGCAATGTGCCTGTTGTGAATTCACTGGCAATAGCTGAAAAATTCAACCTACCTAAAATAGGTAATTTTGCCCTTCTCCCGTACGGGTACATACTGCCAAACCCATACAAATTATGACGCTCAACTTCAAAAGAAACACCCATGGACTGTAGATGAGCTATACCTTGATCGCCAGTGAATTGCAAGCCCGGAACATTTATATTAGAAGGTAAATGCAGTTGTATTTTTCGTGGAGATAAAGCTGCAGGTATATAACTGTCTAGATTGGTAGTGTTGTAAATATTTCCTGTCAGTATTTTATATTTATGCTCCTGCTTGGGCACCCCGTCTGCTGTATCTATAGCAGGAATACTTTTACCACCAACCTCATTGTAGGTTTCTATTTGGGCGTTGTAAGCGGAAAACGACGTTGAAACAGAAATAGGGTTGCCTACTTGAGCATTTAAAGAATAATCATTTAGGTAGCAATTCCCTAACCCCATCACATCATAATCCCCCACAAAAGTATCCTCTTCCAGAGGTTCACTATTTTCGCCGCTTCCTTGAACGATATAAAAATTCCGATCTTGGTTTTCTTTTTTTAGGTATTTAAGCGCATGCCCCTCTTGCCCGTTTACATTTAAACCTATTAAAGCTTCATTCGTCCCATTTGAATACAAGTAATCAAGTGAAAGGTTTATGTTGGCATTTCTTAAATGTACATCACCAACAAAATCTTCACCGCCAACTTGCTTGAATCTTTCCCTGTTAAAAGAAATATCTATACTGCAGCCCTGCGTCCGCTTTAATCCTGATACATTGTCCGTATTGCTCTGATAAGACGGTGGTTGAGAGCAAAGGACATAACTTTGACCGTATATTATTCTATTTCTCATTTTCCAAAACCTCCACTCTTTCCTCTAAATGCTCTATCCTAGATATACACCTTTTAAGAGCAGACCACAATGTAGGTACTAGCGTTATATAATTAACGCTCTGGTAAACAGGTAATCCTTGAGGGCCATCAGTTGCGTCTTTTTTGCCTTGCACCCCTACAGATTGACCAGCCTCTTGAAGCTCATGAGCTATCATACCTAATCTAAGATTTTTATCCAAATCAGATTTTAGGTTATAAAAGTAAGTGTCTGCTTTTTTAACTATATCATAACCATTTGTGTATTTTTTAAAATTTTCTTTCAATCTGTAATCGGAAGATTGGTCTCCTTGAGGCCCTTGAGCACCTTGAGCACCTTGAGCACCTTGAGCGCCTTGAGCACCTTGAGCGCCTGTAAAACCTTGATTCCCTCTATAACCTTGAGCGCCTTG